GATCATGTCACGGGTGAGGTTACGGCGGCCCACATCGTCCATGGCATGTGAGATTCCTTGAAGCTCACGGAGTGAGGTCAAGCGGTTCACGGCAGAGCCGCCGCCAACGCTGCGGACTGCGGTTGTATGATCGAGGTCAAGGGTTTTGATAAAGTTCTCATCAACTCCCCGTTCTGCGCACCGTTTGTAGAAATTCTTGATTTCCTTGTCAGGCCTCTTCATTTCCACGACCCGCCGCGTCATCTCGCGCAGCAGGCGACTCCAGCTTGCGTAGAACAGGTTGATTGTAGCTCCGGAGATCTGGCTGGCGACGTCGTTATCTGAAACTACCTGTAGCTCGTTTTTGTATGGGCTGGACTTGGTAGGTCCGTAAGGCGATTGCGTATCCGTGTTGAGCGCAAGCTGGTTGCCCATGTCCTGCAAAGCGGGCATTACGCTGTTGCTCAGGTTTGGGATGGCCTTCTCGATCACGTTCACGTTAGGACTAAGGACCGCATACGAGCCATAATACGTCATGGAAAGTTCATCCAAGGAACGCCCGTTCTCCGGCTGAATCATCACGGCGCTGGAGAGCATGGCAGCATCGATGCTTTGACATCTGAGCCTGTTGCTCGTCTGGACGTGTGCAAATATGCGCGTTCCGAGGCCACGGATGCTGTGATACGTTCCATTGCTGCCAACACCGCTGGTGAAAAAGATGTAGGCCTTCTCCGGACAGTCAAAACGGCTTACCTTCTTGTAAATGAAGTCTTTAGGCGTGCTCTCAGCAGAGATGTAATGGCTGACGGAGCCGTCGATCTCGCGAACCCAGTAGTGCAAAACGTCCACGGTTGGGTTTTGCACCCCCACATACAAATCGTTATTTTTGATCTCAGCCTGTAACGCCTCGTAGTCGGCATAGTTCGCGCCAGTGTTGTAGCTTCGGCCAGAGGTCTTGACGTTCTCAAGCATGATCCGCTTCACTTCGGCCACGTTCCAGCCCACCTTCTCGGCAGCCGCTGGGTTTTTGATGAAATGGTAAAGCTCATGCAAAGAGTATTGGCGGCGACCGATTGCGATGTCGATGGCGTCCTCGGATGCAGGAGTCTGTCGCGGAATCAGGATGTCGGCAAAGCCGCCGACTCTGAACTTCCAGTCCTCGGGAGAATCGAAATAGGTAATGCCAACTCCATGCTTGATGAACTGATTGCAGAGGCGCAGATAAGACGAGTGAAAAGCAGGCCAACGGCGAAACAGCTTGGTAAGCTCCTCGCCGACTACCTCGCTCTTGCTCCCAGATCCATTCTGAGAGCCTTTCTCCCCCGTTGTGCCTCTGACATCCACCAGACGCTCCAAAGACGCGTAGAGGTCAACGTAGGCGCTTAGAGAGATATCCAGCAATCTTTGGGCTTCCCCAAAATTCAAATTGCTCTTCAAGCCCTGCCCGCTGGCCTTGAGCTGGTTCTCGCTGTAGGGGGCGGCACCATCGAACATCTGGTCGATACGCGACCTGTTCACGGCTGACTTCTCGTCAGCAACACGCAAAGTGCTGAAAATCCCAATAGCAGAACTGACGTCCTTCAAGCGGCTTTCGACAGGTTTGCCCTTCTCGTCGAGAGAGCCAAGGTCAAGGTTGTCGAGGTCTAGAATGTTGGACATGAGGGGTGCAGGGTAGGGGATACAGGGTTGAAGTCAAGGTTCAGGCTTGCGGGGTAGGGGCACCGCCAAAGGCACGGGCAACGAGATCCTTGATGCGGCGGTGGTGCCGCTTCCCTTCGTCGGAGGTCACGCGGACGTAGTCGACAGCGCCGATCTGGTAGGTCTGCAACAAGGTCGGCTCCCTGCGGTGGTCGGTCATATTCCAAACCGCGCCGTAGTCTGTCACGCTATACCTCGAATACCCCTCAACCTGAACAAGCTCGCTCTTGAGCTTTTCCAACTTGTTCTTGGGTTTCACCACAGGGTTGTCGTGGTAGAGCGTGTAGCGGCTCCCATCTGTGAGGTAGAGCCTCGTTTTGAAAACGTGCCGTGTTTCACTCCACGTTCTGGTCAGGCGGGTGTGCGTCCGATTGTTGTAAACGTGCCCGCTTTCAGTGATGTCATATTTTCCGTTGGTTCCTTGGATTTCCGTCATGCAAAGAACCTACTGGCGCGGAGGCCTAGACGCAAGTATTTTTTAAGGGCAAATTCCAGACGGCTGGTTGAGCAGGCCTTTTTTAGGCCACTGTGGTATTTTTAGGCCATGGGGTGATCTTAATATTATACTTAAAAGTATTCTCTAGAATCTCTGTTACTCTCGACCAGGTCGAGGGTAACAAGCTCGATGTAGAGATAGTTTTTCCGACAGGTTTTATAGGCCTATGAAACCATACGTTGTAGGTATCACGTTTGCGGGGCTACTCTGTGTTCGCAGGCCTATAGTGAATAAATAAAAGTCTTCTTATTACCCTCGTCCCATAGAGAAGATTCTATAGGCCACTGCACCAATTAGGCCTGTAAACCAATCCCTTTTGCCTTAATCCTTTAGGCCTGCGAACACGGAATTTAGGCCTGCGAACACGGAATTTCGCTCCTCAAGAAACCAGTGAAGTGTCTGGATTTTGCAACGCCTGCCTGAGCCGTGAGATCGTAACAGGCTGCTTGTAACCCCCGCCTTTCTCTTCCTTGGGTGGGTCGATTGCCACCATCCCGAGTCGTTGCCTTGCACAGTCAAGTGCTAGGAACGCGGCGTCCGCCAAGTCGGGGGAACGCCCAAACCTTGCTTTGAACTCCGGCTTCGATTCGATCTTCACCTTGAGTGACCCGCTCTTGACCATCTCGTAGTTCCGCGCACACATCTCCTTGGCCAGCTCCGCGCTGATCCCTGTAACCTGTTTCGTGCGCATCAACTCCTTACCCACGAACCAGAGTTCGGATACACGGTTCACGTAGAGTTCCACCCCTGTGAGCTTGCTGTTCATCGAGACACGCTTGTCAGAAGCCTTGCCACCAAATGAGACCCTCATGAAGGAAGAGTGCCACTCCCCCGCCAGAACGTCGCAGAAGGGCGAGCCTGCCCCCGTGGAGTCCAAGGCTACGTTCGAGGGCAGGATTCCTCTGCGCTCGCAGTGGTCGATAATCTGTCGGACAATCTGATACGTCCGTGGCACGGCCTTGTTGGTCGCGTCGTCGTTCAAGTGCAGGGACTCCGTGAACTGGCACATGTATTGGCCGTTGCGTGCGTATCCGACCTCGGCGATGAACATAATTGTCCTATCACCCCCGTTGGTAAAGGCAGGGTCGATGCCTGCCACCTTGGTAGGCGGGGCAGCCCATTCAATTTTGCCCATGGAACCGCTGCGGGTGAGTTCAGCCTCACTATAAATACCTGTGGTCTCGTCGCTATCGAAGAAGATGGCTCGGATCATTCGCAGGTAGCTGCGCGAGTCCGGCCCAAGCAAAGCCCTGTCCTCGTCGATCTTCTCTTGGGTTGGTAGCCAAGGGTATTTGACCTCACCCAGCATGATGTTGGGGCTGCGCTCGCCATCAAGGCGGATGTAACGCCCGCCCCACTTCGTATCCCAGTGGTCTGCCGTCTGGGTGTCCACTGAATCCCAACCTTTCTTGGGCTCGGACCACACACCAAAGGCGTCGAAGCGGCTATCTGGGTTGCTCATCCCAATCATCTGGAACGAGGGGTTCTTTGACAAGTTGGACAGGCCCGCGTTCAGGATGGCCTCGGAGAGTTCCGAAAGCTCATCCCCAATCAGGATGACCCGCTTTTGCTTGATCCCGATGAATTTACCGATGGCCTCTCTCGTTTTGCTTTTCTCCGCTGCGATGAGCGACAAGCCTGCTCGTTCGATGAGCAACCCGTTCGCGTTCACGTAGGCCGCGTTTCCGATGGAGTCTCGAATCTTGATGGGAGCACCTTCGATCACAGACAGCAGTGACATGACAGAACCCCAGATCCGCTTGCGTGCTTCTCTGAGAGTTGTCGAGGTCATCAGCACCAACGTGTCCTGCGGCTGGGATAGCCATTGGACGATGCCCCATGCTGCCATGGTGTGGGATTTTCCGCTGGAGGCCGATCCACCGATTGCGAGATACTTGTTCTGCAACGCCGCCTTGATCATCTGCTCGGCCCACGGGTGGCGGACCATCATTGGCTCCGGCAGGTCTGGGTTGTTCCACAAGATATCGCAGATCCGCCAGAAGTAGAACTCCTTGGCGATGAGTTTTGGGTGGTGGGCAAAACCATACAACAGCGCCGTCAGCACGTTACAAGGTGGGATTTCGAGGCCACCTACGTCCATGAGCTTGGTCACGGGGTGGATTCTTGGTTCGAGAATCGCCTTGGCCTTACTCTGTTTCTTCGCCATGATACCAACCGTAATGGCATACGCACCAGCAGACCAGAAAAAATTCGATAAGGAGATGGCCAATAATCCACGGTTCGAGGAGGCCTACCGTCTCTTGAACGAGGGCCGCACCAACACATCAATCGCAAAGAACTTTGGAGTCACGGTCCCGACCGTTGGC